TTTGGTGGCATTCTTGTAGCATGTTTTCTACCTTGGAGTCAGCCGTATGTAGCAGAGGGTTTTACCTTCCTAAACGAAAGTACACCACCTTGGTTTAGTACTTGTTTATATATTTGTATAGGCAGTAGTTTTGGGTACAGATTTGGTAAGACAGGTATGCAGTTAATGGGAAAGAAGGGATAAATAAATGAGTAGTAAAGTAGATAAAATGAACCTTGGTCAGTTAAATAAATTTTTAAGACCTAAAATTATAAAGAAATTTGGTGATAAAGAATGGAAATTTATGAGGGATGACTTTAAAGGTCCAGGTGCAGTAGATAGAGCAAGACAATATTATAAAGATATGCTTACAAAATCAACAGTACCAGTTGGTACTGGGAAAAAAGTTACATAATGGCATGTGCTTGTGGAAATGAAGACTGCAAATGCAGTTCAACAGATTTAATACCTGATAAAATGGGTTATCAAATAAATAAAAGAAGAATGGCATGGGTATTGATTTATCTTATGGCTATAACAACAGTACTAACTCTAGCTTTTCCAGACAGACTTGCAGAAGCAGAGAGTATCCTTATGACACAATANATAAGTATGTGTGGCTTAGTAGGAGCTTACTTTGGTTTTAGTGCATTAAGTGGTAAGAAATGAAAGAAAAAGATGAAATAGCTGTAGGAAAAGCTATATATTCATGGGCAGCAGGAAAATCAAGACCTAGTGATGTTCATAAAAAACTTAGAGGTTTAGGATATAAAACAGATTTAAGAGGAATTATTAGTGGTGAAGCACCTGTGTGGAAAATAGACGGTGGAAAAATAAATTATATTTCTTTTAGTAAAGGTGGAGTTGTAAAAAGAAAATGATTGAAGCAAATGGATGGGATAATCACGAAGATACATTTGAAGAAGCATTAAGAAGAGAGTTATTAACTGCAAGAGGTACAATTTTTTTATTACAGGAAGATATTAAAAAATTAACTGAAGCATATTATACTGTATTAAAAGAAAATGAAAAACTAAAAAGGAAACACTAATGGAATTTTTTGTAGATAGACTAAGAGAGGAATTAAAGATAGATGAAGGATGTAAATATGAAGTATACCTTGACCACCTTGGACTACCTACATTTGGTATCGGACATCTTATTACTGAAAAAGACCCTGAACACCAAATGGGTATCGGCACACCGATTGATGAAATACGAGTCAACGAAGCGTTTGAACAAGACATTCAAGTAACTACAGACGAGTGTAAGATACTATTTGTAGATTGGAGTAATCTTCCTGAAGAAGTAAAACTAATAACAGCTAACATGATGTTTAATATGGGTAGACCGAGATTATCTAAATTTAAAAAGATGATACAGGCTATTAGAGTTGCAGATTGGGTAGAAGCAGCAGAGCAAATGAGACAAAGTAGATGGCACAAACAAGTAACAAACAGAGCAGACAGATTAATCAGCCGAATGAAAGCGATCAACTTGAGTTAAAAAAACAAGAACAAAGAAAAGAACATATTAGAAATTTAATAAAGTTATTTAATACTATTAAAGAAAGAAAGTTTACAAAACATGGCTAGAAAATTAACTGAGAGACAGCAGAAGTTTATTGATGCATTGTTTGCAGAAGCAAATGGCAATATTAAAGATGCTAAAATTATTGCAGGGTATTCACCTAATACTAATAATAATGAAATTATTACATCATTAAAGGATGAGATACTAGATGCTACACAAACTTATATGGCAGGAAACGCTCCTAAGGCTGCTGTGGCTATGGTAACAGGTATAGATGACCCTACACAGCTAGGCATACGTGATAAGATGTCTGCAGCTAAAGAATTACTAGATAGGACAGGTTTAATAAAGACAGAGAAAGTACAAGTAGAAGCATCAGGTGGTGTTATGCTTATGCCTATAAAAAAACCTGCAGAGGATGATGACTAGAAGTTTAGGTAAGTGGGAATTACCACAACCAACAGATATTAAGGAAGAGAATGAATGGATTTCTATTCCACGAATAGCTAGAACAATTCCTTTTGGTTATGTTAAAGATGAAAATGATCCATACATATTAAATCCTGTAGAAAAAGAATTAGATAAATTAGAAATTGCAAGAATTTATATAAAACAGTATTCTTACAGGGAAGTCGCTAATTGGCTTACAACACAAACAGGCAGGTATATATCACACGTAGGATTAAGAAAAAGATTACAGCATGAGCAGAAACGTAAGAACACAGTTAGAAGCCTACGCAAGTGGGCAGAGTATGCAGAAAAGGCGATCTCCAAAGCGAAAGAAATCGAAGAAACTAGAACAGGAGCAAAAGCCTACGCTAACGGATAACATAGTAGAAGAAGTAGAACCTGCTGTTACCGAAGAAAGAAATGTAGTATTTGCACCTAATAAAGGACCTCAAACAGAGTTTCTTGCTGCTAGTGAAAGAGAAGTTTTATATGGAGGTTCAGCAGGTGGTGGCAAATCATTTGCTATGTTAGCAGACCCACTACGTTATATGGGTCATTCACAATTTAGTGGATTATTATTAAGACATACTACAGAAGAACTTAGAGAACTAATATTTAAATCTCAAGAATTATATCCAAAAGTATGGAAGGGTATAAAGTGGTATGAAAGAAAGATGCAATGGGTAGCACCGTCAGGTGCAAGACTTTGGATGTCTTACCTTGATAGAGATGAAGATGTAATGCGTTATCAAGGTTTAGCATTTAGTTGGATAGGCTTTGATGAATTAACACAATGGGGAAGTCCTTTTGCTTGGAACTATATGCGTTCTAGATTACGTTCTACAGCAGCTGACTTACCTATATTTATGAGAGCTACAACTAACCCGGGTGGTATAGGGCATCATTGGGTTAAGAAAATGTTTATAGATAGAGCACCTTATGGAAACTCATTTGATGCAACAGATATTGAAACAAACGAAGTCCTTAAATACCCAGCAGGACATTCTAAAGCAGGAAAATCTTTATTCAAACGGAGATTTATTCCTGCAAGATTATCTGACAATCCATACCTCTCAGAAAGTGGTGACTATGAAGCAATGCTACTTTCCCTTCCTGAACAACAAAGAAGACAACTCTTGGAAGGTGATTGGGATATTAAAGAAGGTGCCGCTTTTACAGAGTTTAATAGGGATATACATGTTGTTGAACCTTTTAGTATCCCTAGCAATTGGGTTAAGTTTAGGGCTTGTGATTATGGTTATGGATCATATTCTGGAGTTATTTGGTTTGCTGTATCGCCTAGTGAACAGCTTGTTGTCTACCGTGAACTCTACGTATCAAAAGTATTAGCAACAGATTTAGCTGATATGGTTTTAGAACTAGAAGCTGAAGATGGTAATATTAAGTATGGGGTATTAGACTCAAGTTTATGGCACAAACGAGGTGATACAGGACCTTCTTTAGCAGAACAAATGATTATGCGAGGTTGTAGATGGAGACCGTCAGATAGGAGTAAAGGTTCTCGTGTATCAGGTAAGAACGAAGTACATAGAAGATTACAAATAGATGAGTTTACAGAAGAACCAAGAATGATATTTTTTAACACTTGCGTTAATTTAGTATCACAAATACCTGCAATACCTTTAGATAAAAAAAATCCAGAGGATGTAGATACAAAATCAGAAGATCACTTATATGATGCATTAAGATATGGCATTATGTCAAGACCTAGATTTAGTATATTTGATTACGATCCAAGAGGAAGACCATCAACAGGAATGCCTGTAGCTGATTCTACATTTGGATATTAAGGAAAAAACATGGCTGAAGAAGAAATTATGATTGAAGATGATGCTATTGCTCTAGAAGACGGTGAGTCATTTGATGAGGATGGTGCAGGTATAATACCATTTATAATGGAAAAGTATACTCGTGCTGATAAGTATAGAGAAAATGACGAAACTAGATGGCTACGTTCTTATAGAAATTATAGAGGTGTGTATGGACAAGATGTACAATTTACTGAAGCTGAAAAATCTAGAGTATTTATAAAAGTAACTAAAACAAAAACATTAGCAGCATACGGTTCAATCGTAGATGTTCTATTTGCTAGTAATAAATTTCCATTGAGTATTGAACCTACAGAGTTACCTGAAGGTGTTGTAGCAGATGTAAACTTTGATCCTAAAGAACCTGATGAACTTAGTGAACCTGAAGATTTACAGTCTCCGTATGGATATGCTGATGATGGTAAAAAATTACCTGCAGGTGCTACTGAAAGAAGTTTAAAAGAACAACTAGGTCCTTTAAAAGAAAAATTATCAGATATAGAGGGTTTAAAAAAGGGTGCAGGTACAACACCAACATCTGTTACTTTTAGTCCTGCTATGGTTGCAGCAAAAAGTATGGAAAAGAAAATACACGATCAATTACAAGAGTCAGGTGCTAATAAGCATTTAAGAAGTACATCATTTGAAATGGCATTGTTTGGTACAGGTGTAATGAAAGGACCTTTTGCAGTTGACAAAGAGTATCCTAATTGGGATGATGAAGGTAACTATAGTCCTATATTTAAAACTGTACCACAAGTAAGTCATGTATCTGTATGGAATTTTTATCCCGATCCTGATGCAAATAGCATGGATGAAGCAACGTATGTAATTGAAAGACATAAAATGTCTAGAAGTCAATTGCGTAGTTTAAAAAGAAGACCTCATTTTAGAGACAGTGTAATTGAAGAAGCTATAGATATAGGTGAAAATTACACAAAAGAATCTTGGGAAGATGATCTATCTGACTATGCACCTGAACATGGTGTAGAAAGATATCAAGTACTAGAGTATTGGGGTATGTGTGATACAAGTATGCTTGAAGAACAGGAAGTAGAAATTCCAAAAGAACTACAAGATTTTGATGAATTACAAGTTAATGCATGGGTATGTAATGGTAAACTTCTTAGAATGGTACTTAATCCTTTTAAACCTGCTAAGATACCTTATGTAGCTGCACCATATGAACTTAATCCTTATTCTTTTTTTGGTGTAGGTATTGCAGAAAATATGGATGATACACAAACATTAATGAATGGTTTTATGAGAATGGCTGTTGACAATGCTGTATTATCTGGTAATATGCTAATAGAAGTAGATGAAACTAATTTAGTTCCGGGACAAGACTTATCAGTATATCCGGGAAAGATATTTAGAAGACAGGGTGGAGCTCCGGGTCAAGCTATCTTTGGCACTAAGTTTCCAAACGTATCAAATGAAAATTTACAATTGTTTGATAAGGCAAGACAACTTGCCGATGAATCAACAGGTCTTCCTTCATTTGCACATGGACAGACAGGTGTAACAGGTGTAGGTAGAACAGCTAGTGGTATATCTATGTTAATGAATGCTGCAAGTGGCAGTATAAAAACTGTTATAAAAAATGTAGACGATTACTTACTTAGACCTTTAGGTGAAGGTTTATTTAGGTTTAATATGCAGTTTGATTATGATTCTAAAATAAAAGGTGATTTAGAAGTTAAAGCTAGAGGTACTGAAAGTCTTATGGCTAATGAAGTAAGAAGTCAAAGACTAATGCAATTTTTACAGGTTGCAAGTAATCCTGCTCTTGCACCTTTTGCTAAGTTTCAATATGTTATAAGAGAGATTGCTAAGTCATTAGACCTTGATCCTGATAAAGTAACAAACAATATGAATGATGCTGCTATTCAAGCAGAACTAATGAAAAGTTTTCAACAACCTTCACAGCAACAAGGACAACCACAACAAGCACCTGCAGGAGCAGATGTAGCTGATCCAACAGGAGCAGGTGGTGGAACAATAGGAACAGGACAAGCACCTATTCCGGGAGAACAAGGATTTACAGGAGTACCTCAAGAAAGTGGACAAACAAATACTCAGCCGAATGAAGCCGTTGGTGAACAACAACCACCAATGGGAAGCGTTCAATAACTATATAGATATGTTAATTCAAAAACAACATAAAGCATTAGAACAAACAGATAATAACATTTTAATGTATAGATCACAAGGTGCTATAGCAGCCTTACGTAGACTTAAATTATTAAGAGATGAGGTAAATGGTCAGTCCGTCACAAGAACAAATTCGTGAACAGTTAAATAAACTTCTACCTGAGTATGCTCCAAGTGGCAAATTTGCAAGAGGAGAACAGGGTTCTTTTAAAGATTTTGCTAAAGAACAAGCAAAAGGAATGAAAAAAGCAGGTATTGGGGTTGCTGTAGGCACAGCAGCTATACCTTTTGATTTATTAGAATTAAATAAACTTGTAAATGATTTAGCAATAAACTATGGTTCAAAAAACATATCTGCTATTGCAACATCTGTACAACCACAGATAGATTTTTTACAACAAAAATTTGGTAGGGCTAAATTTGATCAAATGTTAAATTCAATAGGTATACCTTCAGATTCTAGTGATCCTGCACAAATGACAGGAGAAATAATTAGTGGGCTTATTTCAGGTAAGGCATTAGTTAAGGGATTACAAACAGGAATAAAAAAATCTTTGCCAAAAGAAAAAGTTAATGTACCTAAATCTAAACAAGTATACAAA